GTTGGCACTTTGATTGGTGCTGGTGTTGGAGCCACGATAGGTAGTCTTGGTGGAGGACTGATAGGAGCAGGATTAGACAAGAAACAGTTTGGTGGTCCATTGGCACAAGGTCAGCCAGCATTGGTTGGTGAAAGAGGACCTGAACTGTTTTTGCCCAACACAGCCGGTAATGTGGAACCTATGGTAATAAAAAGTGCATCAACAGGAGTTACAGCAGAACCAGCAGGTGGTGGCAATTTTGCTAGATTGGAAACATTGGCCGCTGAACAAAACAGCAATTTGCGAATGTTCACAGAAGTTTCTGATAAAATGGAAAAACATTTAAATACACTAGTACAAATAAGTGCTAAAACAGAAAAAAATACGGAAAACAGTACAAGAAAACTTGCAAATTTGAACAGTAATCTTGTATAATATAACAAATGGCCTGGAAAAAATATTTTAAAGATGCAAACATGTCTCCCATAGCAGGAGATCGTAATCCACAGTTTGCCAAAAGAAACTATTCATCATATCTTCCAGATGTGTACACAGGACATCCAAACAGAGTACAAAGATACTTTCAATATGATCAGATGGATTCTGATTCTGAAGTAAATGCGGCACTAGACATCCTTGCAGAATTTTGCACACAGAGTAACAAAGAAAACGAAACTCCGTTTGATCTTGTGTTCAAAGGTGATGTCACAGACTCTGAAATAAAACTTTTAAAAAAAGCACTGCAACAATGGACCAAGTCCAACAAGTTTCAAAAAAGAATTTTTAGAACATTTAGAAATGTAATCAAATACGGAGATTGTTTCTTTGTAAGAGATCCAGAAACAAACAAATTACTTTACATTGATCCTGCAAAAGTAGATAGAATAATTGTAAACGAAAGTGATGGCAAAAAACCAGAACAGTACGTGGTCAGAGATGTCAATCCAAATTTACAGAGATTAAGTGCAACACAGATTACGCCAAATCAAACTTATGGTGGCGGCGGTACAACAGGTGGCACATACAATCAAAATTATGCAGGTGCTGGTCAAGGCACAACAATGACAAACGCTGGCATGGGCACTGGAGCATCAGGTGGCAGATTCTACAGAACAATGAATCAGTATTCAATAAATGCTGAACATGTTGTACACTTGAGTATGTCAGACGGTTTAGACAACCTGTTTCCATTCGGAGCATCAGTGTTAGAACAAGTTTTTAAAGTTTACAAACAAAAAGAATTGCTAGAAGACGCAATCATTATCTACAGAGTACAGAGAGCACCTGAAAGAAGAGTGTTCTATATTGATGTAGGTAATATGCCTACACACTTGGCAATGCAATTTGTTGAAAGAGTAAAAAATGAAATTAATCAAAGAAGAATTCCAAGCACATCGGGTGGTATGAATTATGTAGATGCCACTTACAATCCAATGAGTATCAACGAAGATTACTTCTTCCCTCAGACCGCAGAAGGTAGAGGATCTAAAGTGGACACACTACCGGGTGGTACTAATCTAGGTGAGATTGACGATTTGAGATTTTTTACAAACAAACTGTTTAGAGGTTTGAGAATACCAAGTTCTTACTTGCCTACAGGTGCAGATGATGGTGCACAACAATACAATGATGGTAGAGTAGGCACAGCATACATTCAAGAATTAAGATTCAACAAATACTGTGAAAGATTACAGAGAAACGTAAGTCCTGTGTTAGACGAAGAATTTAAATTATGGATTGCAAACAAAGGGTACTCTATTGACAACAGTCTATTTGAATTGAAACTAAATCCACCGCAGAACTTTGCACAATATAGACAAACAGAAATGGATCAACAGAGAGTTGGCACATTCGTACAAGTGGCAGAACTTCCTTACATGTCAAAAAGATTTGCGTTAAAAAGATATCTAGGGTTAACTGAAGAAGAAATGACTGATAACGCACAGCAATGGGCTGAAGAAAACAATATAAAACAAAAACAAGCAACCAAATCCAGTGAACTAAGACAGGGCGGAGTCACACAGGCAGGCATAGCAGGTGACCTTGATAATTTTGAAGACCCACAAGCACCTGACACTACTCAGCCGCCGGCACAACAACCAGGAGCAACACCAGGACAACCACCGGTACCAGGCACAACATCAACACCAGGCACAGGAAGAACATAAAATAAATAGAAGCAATGATACTAAAAGAATTTTTTACAGCAGGTGAACAGGGATTTGAACAGCAAAAAAACTACAATGCTGACCAAGACATTTCTGTGCTTGACAAAGAAGACACTAGAAAAACAAGATTGACTCTCAAAGACATCAACAAAATGAGATTGGCTTCTGAACAGCATGACTCTGAACAAAAAGAAGAAGCAATTTTTGTCCAAAAAATGTATGGACAACCTACCACAGACGATAATTTAACATTATAACAATGAGCAACATAGCATTTGTTCTGGGTAACGGAACATCTCGTAAAGGTATTAAAATTGCTGATATGCAAAAACATGGACCTGTTTTTGCCTGCAATGCTGTATACAGAAAAGAAACACCTGACTACTTGATTGCTGTTGATCCCAAAATGATATTTGAAATTGGCGAATCTGATTATCCGGCAAAACACCAGGTATGGTCAAACTTCAATCATCAGTACGACAAAAAACCTAACATACTAAATCATATCAACTGGTTCAAACCCAGCCTGGGTTGGAGTTCTGGACCCACTGCATTAAAAATGGCCGCAGACAAAGGATTTGACACAATATATATACTGGGTTTTGACTATCAAGGACTACCAAGAGACCACAAAAACAATAGATTTTCACTCAACAACATGTTTGGAGACACCAGAAACTACAAAAGATCCATTGATGAAGCAACTTTTTACGGCAACTGGATGAACCAGACCAAAAAAGTCTTAAGAGATTATCCTAAAATACAATTCAGGAGAGTGATAGGAAAAAACTCTTTCAAACCTCATGATCTAGAATTTGCCAAAAACTTTAAGCACGTAGATATTGAAGAATTTGTCAAGATATATAATTTACACCTAGAGAAATCATAAAAACCTAACTTTTACACCAATTTCTCGGCTTTTTTTGCCGTTTGACGTAAATACTTCACTTATAAGCAAACAAACCTTGCAAACCAAAAAGGAGCACGTGCAATGTCAAATAAATTTGAACAATTATTAGAATTGCTAATAAACGAAGAGAATGAAAAAGCGGAAGCGTTATTTCATGAAATCGTAGTAGAAAAGTCTAGAGACATCTACGAAGGATTAGCAGACGAAACAACTACTGAGACTAAAGAAGAGTCCAAAGTAGAAGAAACTGAAGCGTCAAAAGACGAAGCAGTTAAAGAAACTGAAGAATCTAAGTCAGAAGAAGCAAACGAAGGTGAAGACGTAGAAGTAGCAATCGAAGACGAGAAAACTGACGAAGCAGAAACTAAAGAAGAAGAGTCAATCGAAGAAGTAGGTGGAGATGCAACTGACGAATTAGTCAAGGATATCGCCGCAGACGAAACAGGTGAAGCAGAAGGTGCCGCTGATGACATGGAAAAAGACATGGATGCAGACGGTGAAGAAGGCGACACTGAAGAAAGAGTGGCTGATTTAGAAGATGCTTTAGATGATCTTAAAGCAGAATTCGAAAAAATGATGGGTGGCAAAGACGATATGGAAAAAGACGAAGAAGATAAAGATGAGTCTTTAGAACCAGTTGTTGATGCTAACGCTGATTTATCAATGGAAGCAATGCATAAAGACAAAGGCATGAAAAAGGAAGAAGTAAAAGAATACAAAATCCAAAAAAATGCTGACAACGCTGATCACAGCGATGCAAAGGCTTCGCCAATGACGCAAACAGGTGGTGCAGATATGAACACAGCAAGAGGTTCAAATATTGCAAAAGGTGGCGCTGACGAAAAAGGCAGACCAGCACCTACAGCGGAAAAAATGGCTGACTTTGAAAACACTGGCGGCAAGGACAAGGGTACTTTGAATAAAAAAGAAGTTAAACCTGCGACTGCTGACGGTTCAGATAAATCAGGAAAATCTCCAATCGCTGGCAAGTAATTGCTGTTGATTTGAGACAACCATTTAGGAGAATCGGATGTCATCACTATATCTAAGAGAACATTTAACCTACGATCAGGCTAGAGTACAGGTTTTGCACGAAGGCAAAGACGGCAAGGATTTGTACATGAAAGGTATCTGTATTCAAGGTGGAATCAAGAACGCTAATCAAAGAGTATATCCTGTAAATGAAATACAAACAGCAGTGAAAACACTCAATGATCAAATCAGTTCTGGTTATTCAGTTCTTGGAGAAGTAGATCACCCCGATGATCTTAAAATAAATTTAGACCGTGTGTCTCACATGATTACTGAAATGTGGATGGACGGTCCAAATGGGTACGGTAAGATGAAAATTTTACCTACTCCAATGGGCCAACTTGTTAGAACAATGTTGGAATCAGGTGTGAAACTTGGCGTATCGTCTAGAGGAAGTGGAAACATTTCCGAATATGGCGGTGGTCAAGTATCAGACTTTGAAATCATCACTGTCGATGTTGTGGCCCAACCTTCGGCACCAGGTGCTTACCCAACGCCAATTTACGAACACTTGATGAACACAAGAGGTGGTAATAGAGCAATGGGCATGGCGGCTGAAGTTAGAAATGACAAAAAAGCACAAAAGTATCTAAAAGATGCTATTAAAAACGTAATAAAAGGACTAAAATAATGATCGACGCAATATCAAAACTAGTTGAGTCAGGTGTTATTGGAGAAGAAACAAAAGTTTCAATCGAAGAAGCATGGAACTCAAAAGTTAAGGAAAACAGAGATCAAGTAACTGCTGAACTAAGAGAAGAATTTGCTAAAAGATACGAGCATGACAAAAACAACATGGTCGAAGCAATCGATACAATGATGACTTCAAAGTTATCTGAAGAGATTAGCAAATTTATAGAGGACAGAAAGTCACTTGCACAAGAAAAAATTGCTTACAAAGAAAATGTAGGCAAACACTCAGGCAAATTAGAAGAATTTGTATTAAACAAATTAACTAACGAGTTAAAAGAGTTACACGCTGATAGACAAGGCGTTCATGAAAACTTTAAAAAATTAGAAGAGTTCGTAGTAGGAGCACTTGCTAAAGAAATTAAAGAATTTAATGAAGACAAAAAAGGCGTAGTAGAAACAAAAGTAAAACTAGTGAAAGAAGCCAAAACACAATTGGCAAAACTAAAAGAAACTTTCATTAAGAGATCTGCTAAAGTTGTAGAATCTGCAGTAACCAAAAAATTAGGTCAAGAAATTGATCAATTGAAAGAAGATATTGGTAATGCTAGAGAAATTAACTTTGGTAAGAAAATATTCGAAGCGTTTGCTTCAGAGTACCAAGCATCATACTTGAATGAGAAGTCGGAAACGTCTAAACTCATGAAAGTTGTTGACGAAAGCACTTTGAAACTTAAAGACGCAGAGAAAGCCATCGAAGAAAAGAACGCGGTGATTGAATCAAAAGAGCAAGAGATTGCAAGAACTAATGATTTGATGGAACGCAATGAAACGATGGGTTCTTTACTTAGA